TAATCGGCTGTGCTCATGACCATGCCAGCAATAACTTGTACACCAGGGTAAACAACAGGCGAAGCATTAGCATCACCCAAAATCATGGCATCAACTTTCATTGAGCCACTAGTTTGATTAGCCAATTGTATGGGCTGACCTGATGAAACAACCGAAGCTGTGCCATCTGGCATAGTTAACTTATAGCTGACTTTTGTAGCGGAGGTCGGTTGTGTTGCCATACCAACAACCATTAAATCAGTCGCATGATCTAGTGCAACTGAACCTAAAGCAATATCAGCCGACGTTGTCGTATAGCTAGATTTAATCAATTTAAAGGTAAGATCTACATCTTGACTTGCAGTCCATGTACAGGCATTAGATGATGATAGCAACACCCCAACCGTATAAGGTTGAGAAGTAACCCACTGACCATGAGTCACATCATATTTACCCATTTCAGCAACACCAATAGCTGTAGTTGCATCATCACAAAGCACAACAATGGCATATTCGGTATTCTGCGTAAGATATACAGGCGCATCAAAATTGAATTGAGTGAAAGCACCGTTCGTCAGCAAACTAGAAGCAGGTAAACGCGAGGTCGCTAAAATAGTTTGCGTTGGAAATCCTAATTGGCAAGTACGAATTTGCACAGTTACATCAGAACTCCCGACAGCACCTACCAATAACTCAACAGCAGAGTATTGACCATCCGCATTAACCATAAAGGTCTGAGCTAGAGGGTCGTAATACCACCACCAGTAGTTTTCGCTTAATGTAGTCACAAGCTGCAAAGTTTGAGAGACTAAGGTACCCTCCCCTGTAAAAATGGCCTGGCCATGAGAACCTTTATCACCTGTAAAGGCAACTAACTTATTCCCCGATGGCACGCCTGCTGGAATGGTAAATTTTCCGCTGACAGCGCCTAATGAATTTGCTTTAAGTGTCATTTATATAATCTCCTACTGCGCTACAGGCGTGATAGTGATGCCATCAAAAGTCGTCACTATTAAGTTTTCATTAGCCTCAAAGCCAGAGATTGAAAAATCAATATCAATTTGACGCAAAGTTTGTGCGGGCGTGCTAGTGCTAGACAACGTATTGGTTGCTGTTGACACTGTCTGCCAGCCCCAGCCATACCAGCCCCACCACCACCACCACCAACCATGATTGTCATAGACATAATTAGTCACTGGAGCTGCCCAGCTTGTCGTTACCTCAGTCCAAACATCAATAGCAGGCGTTAATGTAATCACCGCAGGCGTCACAGCAAATGACATATACGGATTAACCGGCATAAATGATGTTTTTAGAGCTTGGGATAAATCGACAGTCTGAATAGCGGGTAAAGATTTTGCGGAAGTAATGTCTCCAACTGTATTATTAGCAACAGCTAATATCGGCAAATTCAAAGTGCCGTTAATAACAGCAGCTGTTTGCGGTGTGCCAGCATCTCGTTGTGAGTCATCCAAAAATGGATCAACAAATAAACCTTTTTTAGCACCTGCCTCACGAGTATGAATACCCATTGTTAATTCTTGCTGAGCAACAAGCCCAAGCACATAACTAATGCGTTCATTCATAGCCACAATGTCATTCATAGGCACTACACGCACACCATCGTTGACGATAGAACGGTTAGCATCCCAAGTTTGAGCAATGGTGCAAATAGGAAGCAATGAATTTGATATGGCGGGCGGCTGCGGATTCCATTCAGCAGCAACGCCCTTAACCCAGACAAAAGAGCCATCAGACGCCAAAGCAATACGATCAAAACGAGGCAAATAAAAGTTATAACTAACAAGAATTAAAGAGCCTGTAACAGCTCCTGTCACTGTTAAGCCTGTAGCATCTACTAGAGTAGGCACTACTGAAGTCATATATTGATAGGTGACAGAATAGGTTGATCCAGTAGCAGGCTCTGCGCCTGTTAAAGACCAATCTACTTTACCGGCAGTTAATTTGTAATCAGTACCAGCTACATAGGTCGTAGTCCCTTGGACAACAGAAACCAGTGTTAAAACTGAATTATCTGGCAGAGGATCAAGTGCACCGTTATAAGCACCATGAGTCATGGTTGCTGTTTTTTGAGAGGTAATACCCACTTTAGTGATATTGGCAATCGGTGCTTGTGCCAAAGTAATACGCTGTGCAGCCAGTGTTGTAGAGGCATAAGGCTCTGAATCAACATACATCTCATCAGCCTGCGCATCAAACACCATGCGCGATGAAGTGCTAAGCTCAACGGCATAACCATTTACACGAGCACGACCTGCTGCTATAGAATAATTTTGTTTATTATTATCATCTGGCTGAATAGTGACGCTAAAGCCAGTCACAATGTAGTCACCACCTGATAAGTCACGATCATACTTAGCGATAGATTGTGTAATAGGATCGACATTGGGCGGAGAAATTTTAGAAATTTGCACGCCATCGACAACGGTGTAAACAGGATAAAATTCACCCGACTGATTGTCGCCAACAAATCCCCACACTACTTGACGCTTTAAACGAGAAGCGCCAGGCTGCTGATAGTTTCGAGTACCAGAAGCTGGATCACGTAAAGCCAGATCATCAAGCGCAGTAACAACTGTCTCTTGCAAATAAAGACCAATGGCTATCTCTCCAACAGTAGGAATAGTAAATGAAGCCGCCGCAACGCCTCTTACAGCGCCCATAATATAGATCATGCCAGCTTCAGCAGTCACTACACCCGTAGTAGGATTAACAATAATGGCCGCATCTTTTATAACATTGCCATCATGAAACATTGCATTGCCAATACTTTGAATCTGATGAGTTGCGTAATCTTGAATCTCATTAAGCTCTGCTGATTGCAGGCCAGCACCGGCTACAAATAAATTTTTCTCATAGCCTTTTGATATATCAAATCGATCATAATAACCATAAGGCATTGTTGTATTAGTCATAATTGCCCCAGATTATATGGTTAGAACAAACTCAAAAGACTGTCTTGAGTTAGGTGATCTTTGAATGTTCTCTATTAAATTTTCAAGCGCTAATAAAGTCCCATAGCTTACCAGTTGATCGGGCGTAAAATAAAGCTGACCTACCGGAAGACCTGTAGCTACTATAGTGCCAACAAAAATAGCTACTTCACGAATGGTAGCTATAGGCGCATCAGTAAAGTCAAAATTAAAACGCATGTATAAGTTTGGCGTAGGCACGGTTGAAAGCGAAAAGCTTTTAGAGATACTATTGCCTGAAGCGTCATTGAATACGGGAACAACAATGCTGCCCGAATTATCAGGATTAACATATTGCACACTGGTTGCAAGACGACGACCTATTTCAGTCACCAAGCCTGTTGCATTAAAATCTTCAGCAACATGAGTAACATCCCAACTAGGACTTCCAGACCCCCATGCAAAATGTATAGGTTGAGCCGCTATTGATGCCGCTATAGCGGTGCGACCGGATGCGGTTAAAATTGCCATTTAGTTGTTCTCCGTTTGAACAGTAATACAGATGCCAGAATAGGTTGAGCTATAATCCCAAGAATAAACCGACCAATTGTCAGCCCACATTAAGCTAACAGCCCCATTAGTTGGATTAACTTCTATGTATTCTGTTGTCACGACCGTTTCAGCAACAACAGAAGGCACTAAACTCATTGACTGAAAGTAACCGACCGTATAATCAGGCAGCACATAATCATCCTCAATATAGTCATAATCTATTGACATAGCATTAATGTATTCAGGAGACATTGAAACGGAAACGCCAGAAGCAAAACTACTAATACTGTTAATCCCTGAGCCGCTGTTAAATGCCCCTTGCAGACTATAAGTATCGTAAGAACCTATATTAAAACCGTAACTAAAAGCATTTGAATTCCAAGAACTTGTAGACCAAGAACCATTCCAAAATAAATCATGTGATAATGTTGTAGTGCTCCAGGTATCAGACGACCATAAGTTGTTCCAATATAAAGGCTCATGAATAGCCATAGCATTAGCCGTGACCGACAAACCTATTTCATGAGTTATGCCAATATCAGCTATTACAGCGTCCCATGATGCCGAAGACCATGCGCCATTCCAATCTAAAGAGCCTATGACCGTAGCTGACAAAGCTATTTCATTGCTTACATTTATTCCTAATGAATAAGGCATCTGAGTGCCATCATTGCCTAAAATATGACTTTCTAAATAAACGTCTTCAAATTCTTCATAAGTCGTTCCCATATCAAAATCAGACAAAAGAAAATCATCTAATACAGGAACATTTCTCGTTACTTGGCAACCGCCTGTAAACATAAAGCGTTCATGACCAAAGCCCTCATCCATATCAGATAAAACAATATCAGCATGAACAAATAAGCGCCTTGCATGTAATTCTAAAGGCAGCTCTGGAATAGGCGTCCCTATGCTGGGATATAAATCATTCCATGACCTATTGTCCCAACCATTAGCCGGAAGAGCTCCAAACCATTCATGACCATCCCATAAACCGTTCCAGCCATTTTCTAAAGCTAATATGTCCCATGCACGGCTATCCCAAGAGCCATTCCAGTAATAATCTTGCTGATCTTGGGCGCTATTCCAACCAATCGGCATTAACTTATATAAACCCATGCCATAGATGTCATAAACTGACATACGATAATTATTGATGACTGGATCACCCAGATGATAATCATCAAGATTCATTTTGTCGGCGTATCTAGCGCCCACAAAAACATCATCAGTTTGCGAGATACCTAAGCCTTTAACACTAACCTCATTGCCTCTGGTATCAGGAATAAACTCTGGAGGCAATTGAAAAACAGCTGCAGGACGAAGCTTTTCAAATAAGGCCGTGATAGCAGCCCATTTGATATTTTGCTGCGCTCTGAGCTGAGGTCTAAATACGTAAGGCGACCACATATCGCCATCATAAGTATGTTGATCATCAAGATTAGATTGAGACAAGAAAAACAAATCAGTCCAAGGCTCATAAATATCAATTTTAGAGCCCGATAGCGCATCAGCGGCATTGATTAATGCATATTTATTTGATTTTGGGCGCAAGGTATCAATAATAATCCGCTTGCTATAATCTGAATCTGACTCACCAAGATTACGTGGATCACCAAAATATTTACCCCAAATATCAAGAATTTCCCCTGTAGCGCTATTGATATAAAGATCAGCAATAGCCTCATCTATATTACTATTTGCCGCATCAAGCTCAACAGCATAGGCGTCCATAAACGCCCATAAAATAGATGTAAAAGCAGAAAGCGCATCACCATTAGTTTCTGACTCAGTGCCACTACCATCAATAATGGCAGCCGCACTAATCGTTAAAAAATCATTATTGATATACTTAACATCAATTGATGAATCGGACAGTGAATTAGCTAACTCACCAATAGTCGTATTGCTAAGCTTAAATGCAGATAAGGCGCCATTAGCGCCCATTACAGTTAAAACATCATTAGAAACCGTCCACGATAGCTTGCCTCCCTGCCCTATCCGTAAAACTATTTCTTCATCAGGAGAAGGATCAAGGCCGCTATATAGATTGTCTATCAGCCTTTCGCGAGTTGCTACCATTAGCTAGTCCCCTCAATTATTTCAATATTACCCATCACTAATGCAGTATTGAATGGACAAGTAATATTAGAAGTCATATTGTTTCTAACAGATTGAACACCAGCAACTGTTAAAATAGCATCATCAATATTTTCAACATATAAAACAAAACTAGGCAAAACAGAGGTAATTTGAGCTGAAATTGCAGTCATAATGTTATTTTTAACAGCGGTATCTAAGGCCACGCCAGAAAACATCACTATCGTAAAAATAGCATCAACTGGCTGCTGTATCATGGGGAAAACAATTACCTGTATACCTACCGGTCTCCATCCTGCTATAAAAGTTTGGCTTGCAGCATCCCAATAACCATCAATAATTTTTTGAGCATCAGCTACCAATGCAGGTGAGGCAAGGCCGTTTGAGCCATAGATATAAACACTCATAGTGCCTGGTACTTCTGAAAACCCCACCCTACTTACATAGTCAATAAGACTGCCATCTGCTGAAAATATTTGCGCCATACGCGCACCATACTCAACCGCACTATTTGTGCCTCTTGCTAAAGTTTGAATATATTGCGCAAATCGAGCTTGTCTCTCTAGGTCTGTTTCGCCATCTCCACCCGAACTAATAGCATTCCCAATAATTACTGCACCAACTGGCAGGCTATAGTTTTGAGTTGAATCAATAGCCCCATAAGGCGCATTGCCTGCCGAGCCTGCTTGAGAGCATTGAACTAGTACGTTAATGGTAGTGACGCCCAGCCCAACAGAGGTATCTTGAACTGATAAATAAGTAACAGCATTAGATGAATTTACAAAAATAGTTCCAGCCGGAATAGTAAAGGCACTTACTATAGGTCCAGCAAAATTAATGGTAACTAGACCCTGAGCCTCAGTAGGCTGAATCATTGTAAAATTAAAGCCTAAATAAATGGCTGTCGGAATAGCTTCAAGGATTCCGTAAAACATACGCTGATAAAACTGTTCAACTTCAATCGCCGACGATTCAAGCATCGTCCTTGCAACAGAGCCTATATTAAAATCAGTTATCTTTGCCTGTGTTGCTTTAGCGCGGTTTATCATACCTGCGCTAATAGAAATCATGTCCTTAAGCTGAAACATTTATATCACCAGTAATAAATCAATAGGCTTCCCAGATATGGGCACAACCGTTGCACTCACATTAATGACATCGCCTATCACTGTTGCAGTGCACGCAGAAACATAATCAACGCGAGAATCTTCAATAAGCGCAGACTTCACATAAAATGCAGCTAATTGACCCGCCATAGGGCCATTCATTGCACCCATAACGGAGCGCACATAACAACCAAACTCTGGATGAAAACCCAGTTCTTTTTTATCTACATCAACATGCAAAGCTAATGCCTGGTATAAATTAGCCAGACCACTGACCACCGCTAAATCACCATTAACGGCTGATAGTTTCTTTTTTGAAGCAAAAATATCGATGCTAAAAACAGCAATAGGATCTGCGCTCGCATCAATATAAGATGAAGGCGCAGGAATCTTAATTGCATCACCATAAGCAAGAACTCCATTGCTTGCTTTGTCAGAAATATAAGGCGGCTTAAGGTCATTAATAACGACCAAAGACACCCAATTAGAGGCGTCCCCTAGCTCACGCAAAGATATTTGTCTAAGATCGTCACCATAATTTATAGTGACATAGCGAACATTAGGCGCAGCTACTAAGGTCATGCGTTTATCGTTATGCCGCCAACAGCCTTCATGTCACCACTCAGTCGAGTAATAGGCATTGGATTTAGAACGGGATCAATAGTTGTAAGTCGCCCCAATGAAGCGCTGGCTGGCGTAGACATGCTATAAGCAGATGCTTTAACCGGGAACAAGGTAGGAAATGGATTTTCAGTATTGTAAATTGATATTGGAGATCCACCTGCCGTTGAAGAACAGTTAGATGATCCATATAGCCCACTATAATTAGGTAAGAATTTTCTAGGCGTAAAAACATTGGTTAAAACACAAAAAGCGTTTTCAAATGCTGCAGTTAGGCGCTGAAATTGAGCCATAACTACTTGAGGAAAGCTCATAACAGAACGAATCATAGAGGTGACATTAGCCGCAGCCCTCATAAGACTGCTGGCAATACCTAATAAGCCAGATGTTACTGCATTAACAATACCCATCCCTGCTTTTAAAACTCTTTGAACAGCATTAAGAGCTTTAGCAGCAATAGCAACCAAGCCGTCAAATACTCCTTTTATTGTGCCAAGAACCGAGGAAATATTAGATGAAATAAACGAACTAATATCATCAATAGAGCTAAGGATAGAATCTAAAGCACTTTTCTCAATATCACTCATTGCCCCAGATGATGAAGAAGCAGCCACAGCTTTCATTGTTTCTGCCACATCATCAGACAACCAAGTCAAATTAATTTGATACTGAGATAATAACGGCCTAGATTTATTGCGACGTAATACAAAGTTTTGCGGAGCAACTACATAAATAAAATTATCCAAATAATCAGCAAAGATTAATTTAACTTTATCCGGATCAAGTGCAATTTTAAGCGCCTCTTCACGCTGAGCATGCCATTGCATAAAAATTTGTTCATACAGGGCTTGAAATATTACTAAGCCGTCTGGAAGTCCTCCAGAGCCCCAGCCTGTTGTGCCTGATAATTGCACAGTAGGGATACCACGACCAAAATTATCACCCCAAGCGCCTCCTAATGTTTGAGTTGTTGTAAGACGTGACTGATCTGTTCGCGTCAAGTCCTCAGGGCGAATAACCAGCCTCATTTCAACAGGCTCAGTACCCTTAGCCATATTATGAAGAATAAAGCTTATAGGGCGATCAGAAGATTTTTGCTGTGGCGTTGTCATAGAGTGACTATGCTGTCACGACCTATGACATGGAACTTAAATTTTGTATTTTGATTAATCAATTATGATGGCAGGCTTGTCCTGCCACCTTGAGCATCACCATGCGTATGTTTCATTAAACTAATGCCACCCGCCACAACATCGGCATCAGAAGTAATGCCTCCAGTGATGTGCATAGAACTTGTTGTTTCAATGGCGGCTGCTTTTATGGCCATGCTTCCTGAAGCTGTTGATGAAATGCCGCCTTTTGCTGATATAGACAAGCTTCCTTTAGCGGCCAAGGATATATTGCCACCTGCTGACATTGATATATCACCAGTCGTAGCAATCGTTGAATTGCCTGCATTAGCGATTGAGATATTACCAGCTGGATCAATATCTATAGAAGCCTTTCCTGCCGCTTGCTCTATATGTATATGAACTGCTTTATCGGTGTTTCGGCTTATTTTCCAAAGATTATCATAATCTTTACCGGTTAAATCCTCATGTGCAGGTGTGACACCAAAGCGCACAAACGCCCCCGATGGATGCACAAACTCAGTATTTCCAGCCCCATCAATTGAATAATAAACATCAGAGGCATGACGATATATCTTGCGATTAATGTCACTAAATAGACACTGAGTCACTTCGGGAAACAAGAAACCCATAACAATAGGAAAGCTATTTACAAAGCCAACTACGGCAATAATATTTCTGGTTTTGCTTATTGGAGTTCCATAACCAACTGAGTCGGGCATTGATAAATCAGCATTGCCAAAATCTGTACCTGCAGTATTAGCCATACATTGAACACCAGAAACACGCCTGCCATCATCCATAAACTCAACATCAACTGAATTAGACTCTGGATGAATATTAACCACTCTTGCTAAAGAAAACATCACACCCCCTTGCCATCAATTTCTAAAAAATAAGTAAGCTGATCACTTTGGGAGCGCGTTATAAAACTCGTACCTCTTTCAACCGTAACAGTAGTATAAAAACCCTGAAAAGGCACAAACTCATGATCTACTTTGGTAACGTAATAGCTGGAATACATTTTATTTCCACGACTTATATTTAATTGCATCCCTGCCTTAATGCGCTCATTGCCTCTAAGGCGTAATGAGCCACTTTCAAATATCACATTATCTTTATTAATCGATGATAAGATTTTCCGCCTACTAACTATCCAAGCTGACAATGATGAAGTTTGCGAATCTGCTTGCGTTGCTCTTATTGCATCAGACCATGAATAAGAAGGCGGACCTAGTGATATTTCAACCTCCATTTTCCTAACACCATAATAAGCTTGCATACAGTTTAGGTAATCATACAAAATGAACGTAGACTTATCGCCCACCGAGGCTGCCGCCTTTTGATCTTCATTGCTGGTTAATGCCCAAGGCGCACATTGAGCCCAATAGTAATTGGCTACACCCGCATCAGACCTTGATACATTGATGGCAACTATATCCGTAGAATCAATTTGAATAGAGTCGGGCGCATGACCTTGAATAGGATTGCCATCTACATCTAAAAAGGGCGCAGGACGAACGGTTAAGGCTATGCCACCATCGGTATCTTCAATAAATAACTCATTGAATGCGCCTATATCTAGCACAGAGACCAATAGCTGATATAAAGACACATTAACTTTACTAGAAACTACTTTAGGAGATATAGAGCCCTCTATAGTGACATTAGGCGTAATGACATTGACAACATCCGCACCAATGCTTTTCCCATTAGCAAGTGCTGTTAATTTTGCCAAATAAGGGTTAAGAATACCATTAAGGACATCAGCAACAAAATCAATAGCCGGCTTAATCTTTGCATCAACCCCATATTTTTGAAAAAAAGCAAACTCACTTAAAATGTTGTCACCAACCATTGAGTTGTTTAAATAAAAAATCTGAATTATTTGAAGAATCTTACCAAAATCCTGACCAGAAATAGTCACTGTCCTGGTAGGCTTACCACCTGACATAATTTCATTGCGCGTTACCATTGACACAAAGCCGCGCATAACTACAGGCAGACCCGTGGTATGCTTCACATCATCACGGTAAGTATAAGGATCATGCGCCATACGAATCTCGATTAAATCCATAGGCTCTACTAAGGCATAAATCGTTTCAAATAAGGACTTTTGACTCTTATCGCTAACTGCATGAGGCTTATCACAAATAGTAACAGACCAAGCACCTGCAGGCTCACGAATGCCTTTAGATATATGTACGCCCCCATTCTCACCTAGATAAGGTGTTAAATCGATAGCTTTTAAAGAATCGCCGTAGCGCTTTGCAACAACAGGAACAGTCGGAATAATTTCTTTTCTATTTATGGCTTTTACTAGCCTCACTTCTACCTTTGGCTCATAGACTCTCATCTTGGCATACCTGAGGCCACAGGCATTCCAACCGATGCCATTAATACGGGATCTGCTACTTGATTTCCAGAAGGATCATAAAGAGTTACCTTGCCTTCCATTTTATGGGTAATCGTTTGAGCAATAGGCTGTCCTGAAGAGCCCATTACAGTGCCTTTCGGAAGCTTTCCATCTGAGTCAGCTGATTTACCAAGTGCATCATCAATCTGATTACGCTCAAAATTTCTATTAGGATCAAGCGCATCATCAATCTGATTTCTTTCAAATGTACGATTTGGATCTAAAGCCTTGTCTACTTCATTAGATGGAAATGTCTGATTAATATCATAAGGATCATTAGGGCCGGCCTTGGCAGATTCTGGCATAGCTATCGCATCAGCCAACTTTTCTTGGGGGGGTATTTTTTTTATAGCATCATTGCCCTTAACAGCTTCCTTAACAATTTTCTGCTTCTCTTCTTTTGTTTCTGGCTTGGCAGATTTATTGTCTTCGGAAGCAATAGCTATACTGCTATTACTATTTATTTTATTAGCTGCAGATCTAAGCTTGCTTTCATAGTCTGGATCAGTTGCATAACCACCCTGCTTTAACCTTTTTGCAAATTCTGCCCCATTAGCAGCTGGCTTTCCATTTAGATATTTTCTTGATATTAAATCAGCATAATCATCAGCAGAATCATCTAATGAATCATAAGCCCTAAAAGACTGATCAGTTTTATAAGGCTTACCATCCTTATCAACCTCATTTACATTAAATATTTTATGGCGACCTTTATAATCATTTCCGGCTTTAATATTGCCAAGATTATTAGTTCCAGAAAGAACTGACTTACCCCATCCAGTCTCAAGACCCCATTGAGCTTGTATATCAGATGCTGAAATTGATGAGCCGGTATCTTTGTTAATTTTTGTCGCCGCACGCTCCGCAGCTGACTTAGTTTTTTCTATAAAATCAGACTGATTTTTGGCAAGAGGAGATGAATCTTTTGTCTTACTATCCCCATACTGAGTATAGTCTTTTTTATTTCCCCAAGGCGTAGGCGCATCTATTTCACTGTATTCAGTTGGAATACCAATTTCTTTACGCTTTTTAACAAGATGATTATAAAGATTAATATCACCTTCATGATCCCTTGATCTACTCGGATCATCAACCATCTTTTTTCTTTCTTCAATTTGCGCATCCAAATAACTTGCTTTTTCAGCATCCTTCTTTTGCTTTTCCTTCTCAGCATCCATTTGCTTAACAAACTCTGAATCAGGCGCAGCATTGCGCACTAACTCAGTAATGCCTTCTTTAATTGCTTGCGTATAAGGCACAAGTTTTGTTGCCATTTCTTGTAAAAGATTGTCTGCGGTGGCTTGTAATTGCCTTCCTTTCTCACCGCTATCGCCTAATGCATTGTGCTTAGATGATAAATTAAGCACTGATTTACGTATCTTATCTTCGTTATCTTCATCCAGCCCTTGCTTTAGTGCGCTTCTCTCTGGATCTGATAATTTATTTTCACCAGTTAGCCCCTGCAATCTCTTAGCCTGCGCCTTTAATTCATCTTTGCTTCCCGTTGCTAGCGCCGCAAGCGAAGAAACCTTATCCATACTCATGTTGCTCATATCAACACCAGCATCAGATAAAGTTTTTTCTAAATTATTTGTGCCGCCAACCTTATTAATGGCAGTATTAAGCGCTGAAAATTGATTAACACCCATGCCAAAATGATTTGCACCAGAACCAATAAACTCACCAAGCGGCTGATGCCCAAACTCTTTCTCAAGAAAATCCATATTGACTGATAAAGCAGTCTTGCCCCTACCGGCCTTAGCCATTTCTCTATATCGATCAGCCTCACCTTTATCACCTCGATCCTCAGCCACAGAAATAACATTATCAAACGATTTACCAAGATCGTTAAATGCACCTTGTTCATTGACAAATTTAGCATCATACGCATTAAAGTTGTTGCCAAATAGCTGCTGATAAGCTGCTAGACTAACATTTTTTGAAGCTTCACCATGAGCGCCGCCCTGTCGCATAGCCTCATCTGCCGCATTCATAGTGGCGGCTGCATTGCGAGGATCGCCCTTCATGCCTGGCACTGACGATCCAGTCAGCAAAGCCATAAAAGACGCGTAAGCGCCTGCATCAGCAGAAGTTAAGGATTGCCTTGTCGATGTCTGCACATAAGATTGCAATGAAGCTAATACCTCATCCATTTTTGCCGATGTGCCACCACTTTTGACAGACTCAGCTATTTGTAATGCAAGCTTACGATTACCCTTATCATCTTGAGTAACACCCATTTGACGCATAGTTGCGATAAACTGCACAGACTGATCAGGTGAAATTCCATAGCCGCGACCAAAAGCGACAGCAGAGCCCACCTCCTTGCCAACCTTCATGCCGTCTTCACCATTAAGGTTAGCGGTATGCGCAAACTCTTTAGCCAACTTGGCTGACTCGTTATAAGCCAAGCCTAAGCCTTCTGAAAAATGACGAACTGAACCGCGCAACATCTCAAAGTCTATGGATGTTGCGCCTAATGAATGACGCAAATCCGTATACATTGCACCTTCTGCAGTAACATCATCAGCCTTGCTATCAACAGCAGAACCAGCGCCACCTAGTAACTTTCCTGCAAAAGCACCAACGCCTGCACCAATCATAGAGCCAACAACAGGAATAGGGATAAGTGAACCAGCCACTGCTCCAGCAGCAGCACCAATACCAGAGCCAGCTAATCGCCCTGCTGAACCCATTATCCCGCCACCCTGCCCCATGCTGCCCGCATAGCTTCCTACAGCTCCTGCTACAGCAGCTATTCTTCGAGCATTACTTTGCGCAGCAGATTGACGCTCTCTATCAGCTTTTTGCTCAGCAGATATGCGCTCTTTCTCAGCCTGTTTTTCAGCATCTACCCTTTCTTTTTCAGAATCACCATTGCCAAATAAATCCTTGGGAACTTTTATTCCAGCAAAATCAAAAAAATTCCTTGTTTTACGCTTTGCTGCTGCTTCATCAACATCGACTTTACGCCAACCACCGCCCAAAATATCTTCATGTAAAATATTTCTAAAAGGCCTAGATCCTGCAGCACCTGAGTTTCTTGCTCTATCGTACTTTTCTTGGTCAGTAATGTATTTTCTATTTTCTTCCCTTAAGGTCTTTTGTTCTCTGGTTGCTTTTTTGATGTTTTCAGTCAGATCTTTTGAGCTCTTTACGACCTTAGACAACCCATCAGATTTTCCTAGGTACTCAAGTGCCCTATCAAGTTCCTCGGCAGATTTGGCTGCTTCCTCAAATACTTTAGAGACCGCATCAAAATCAACGCCAGATAAATCAGAGCCATTTTTTTTGGCTTTTTCTAAAAGATCAGTCAGTTTTTTAGCATTGGCAGCTAATTCAGCTAGATCATCCTTACCCTGCTTAAAATCAAAATCAACCTCACCTGATAAAGACTTATTGATTTTATCAGCCGAATCTTGGACTTTCTTTAGTCCAGATTGAACATCAGATACATCAGCAGAGACATTAATTTTAACGGTCATTGATCAATTCTTCCCATTCATCATCATTTATATCACCACCATTCAAATCATCCATAATGGCCTGAATATCAAAATCATCATCTTCAAATTCTTCACCTGGCGGCTTATCTACATAGTAATAAGCCCAGAACTCAGCCTCAACATCTTCTGAAGTCAATTCAAGAAACCTAGGATCTAAAGGAGACAAGTTATACTTACGCCTAAACCAAAATGAATACGTATCATGTAGTTCTTTACCCTTTCGTTTGGCCTGCTTGGGTATGGCCTTGACGAAAAAACTCTTCCTGTGTTTTCAATAATTGATAAAGCTCATAAATCTTATCTTCTGCTCCATCATCAGCAATAAGATCAATATCTGCTAAGTTTTCCCAGCCTTTAGGCGCTTCAACACACAAAACCGTATGAGAAGAAATCATAGCCGCATACATTGACAAATCAGGATCATCATCACCAAATTCACGAACCAGCCTTAAATACTCAGACCTTATCTTTAAACGATCACCATAAGTGCGGCGACCAAAACGAAAAAAGCCAACTCCTGTCAGCTCAATAAAAAAATCACTCTCTTTCGCAGTACGCATTTAATGCCTCTTTATCTATCCCCATTACGACGGCGACATGCCGTCAAATACTCATAATCTTCTGCACATTCATCATCACAAAAAAGTAATGGATGTCGTAACTCACTATTGCAGTTATGACAAAACCCTGTTGATTTAATGAATATGGTTGTACTATTTTTTGCTTTGTTTATTAAGTGTCTGCGCTCAGCTTCCTCAAGCGCAGATGCTCGATCTATTTCATCTGCATACCTTTCCATAATCCATTATTCCGGTTGTATTTTTTCCAGAGCCTGCTTTTTCTTTTTAAGAGTAGGACAATTGTTACAAAACTTTTTTTCGTCTTCAGCAAGACGCATTTCAAGGTGATAAATACGATCTTTCATATCTAAAATATCGCGCATCAACTTTTTGTTTTCCTTATCTCTTAAGGCAATATCTTTATCTTTTTCAACCAATGTTTCGCGTAACTTACAAATAATTGCATCTGATTTTGATAGCTCATTAAGCTTTTTTTCTTGATACTCTGACCTAACTTTTAAAGTAGCCCACTCTTCAAACAATCTATTCTTTTGATGAGTAAGCTCTTGTACATCCTCATCCATTCTTCTAAGCTGTTCTTGAAGTTGGCTATAAAGCAATATTTCAGCCTCATCTTTGGCAACCTCTACTGAATCATTACCTTTTGCACTTTTAATGTAAGATATGATTGTAGATCCCGAAACAACGATTAAAGTAACGGCAACAACTATCCACTTGAGAACATCAAGGAAAGGATCGCCACCTGTAGGCATACTCTGTATAGCTTCTGGTAACATAATTATTTCTCATTGACCACTGAGCTAGTCTTGGCCTGTAAATTAATGAAATCGATTAAGGCGTTTAATTGCGCCCTGCACGCGGAAAAACTTTCGGCATTAATAGTGTGGACGCGGAGGGCGTCCCACTGAGAAAGGCCGGAGCTGACAGATATGTTGGTTCGTCCGCTTTCATCATTAATTCTTGAGGTGGGTTCATAGCTAATACCGTCGCCTCGCAAGGCTTCGTTGTAGATGCGCACCCAGTCATTAGTAAGCTCATTATTAGGGAGCACAGGATTAGGATTAATTTTTTCTTCATGGGAAATCTCCATTTGAATGTTTTGAGCAGCCTTGCGTTTCTTTTGCAATTGCTCAGTTAGGATCGATACTTGCACTCTGCCAGCTGCTTCTGAAGCCGCTATTTTTGCAGCAACAGCGTCATTAACCGCCTTTCGGTCGGCCTCTTCTTGCGCTCTTATGTCAGACAATTGTTTTTCTTGCTCAGCCTTAAGATTAATGATTGTTGCATTATCAAAATCACCCTTAACGACCCAGCCTCCAATAAAAATACCGACTATAAACACACCCAAAAATATGACTTTTAATGCAAACGGGCTTGTAAACCCAGCAGAGAAGCCTATCAATTTCCCAAACACCCATGAGATCACAGCAAACCCCTGTACTTCTCAACCCTTTCGATCATGATGTTTTTTACATAACCACGATTAACATCAAAAAATGACTGCCCATAACCTTTTACAGCTGTTCGTGATCTAAAAGAATATTTCTCAACATTCCCAAACCACTTGTCAGGATCACAGCCACTAATAGTTCTGCACATGTGACGATCTTTAAGCACACCACCAAGACCGCCGTTATAGGCAGAAAACATAAATGCCAGCCTATCCACATCAGTTGCACCAAACTTAATTTGCTCAAACAAGTTGCGGTCATAAGCAACCAAGGATCTTAACTGCATCTCTGGATCATAACGATCAGACCATTGCCAATTTGCTAATGATTTATCCCAACCCTTAGCGGCAGTAAAATTATTAAACTGTTTGGTTATGGTTAACTGAGAAAGCCCAAACCCATACTCTCTACTTGTTTTTAACTCTGTCTTTGGATTCCAGCAGCCCTTGCCAGTCAAAGATACACAAGTTTCCTGTTCAACTTGCGCAGCAAACAAAGGCTTATCGGGCATAGACGGCCACATGGTCGTCAATACTGATGCAAGAACAGGAATGTATAGCTTTGCAAGAGCCGGAATCATTTTGCTATCCAGATTGCCGTAGCTAATACAATGGCAGAAATAATTAAGCAAACGCCACAAAAGACTAATCCAGCCCCTAAAGGCGTATCAGCAGCAATGTCAGCCATTTCTTCAAGATCAATGTAGTGCATTAAAATACGACGCATGAAGTGTGTCATCGCCAATACAACCATCATTGCTGATAGCGAATAGAGCAAGGTCAGCATGACAGGAATATCTGCAGCCAATATGCCGAGCGCAGGAATTAATAACACCCATAACCTTGAATCAGCAATAAAGCCTCTGCGGAAATTAGGCATCATAACTATAGACCTGAGCCAGTAACGTCTAACGCATTGAATTGAGCGTTAGAAACGATAATGCCATGCTTTTGAATATCAATATCACCTGATGCAAAAGAACAGCCCACATACTTACGAAGCTCAGAGCCATCGTCTTTAGACTGAACAACAATATCAAAGACCTTGCCTTGCAATACATCGTCACCATTAAGAGCTGTAATACCAGCCTCTCGCATAGCTCCTACAAATAAAACCATTGAAGATACAGAAATACTGTGCCTAGCCATCGATGGGACATATTCGACGACATGAATATCCCCTATACCGCTGGCTGGCTCCAAACCATACTCATCAGACTGTCTTACTGATTGAATTAAACCAATTTGCATACCATCAAATTTGACGATAACTCTATTGCCAGTTCTGGCTTTGAGATTTATTGAGGACATCGTACAACTCCACTAAAGACGTTAAAAAGGAACGTCTAAAGGGTGCTGTCACGACCATTTTGAGTGTTAAATTAATTAATTAAACACTGCCTGTAATTTGTTTCTTTTGGGGTACAATCAATACATTAAATATGAATTAATTGGAGTAAGCATAATCATGTCTACCATAGCTTTTGACAAACAATCCTTAGCTACCTATCAGCAAGACATTGTTGCTTGGGCTAGAGAGCAAGCTGACCTTATCCGCGCAGGGCGTTTTGACCTGCTCGACCTAGAACATATAGCGGATGAAATAAACGACGTGGGAAAAAGTGAAGCAAGAGAACTTGAGAACAGAATGGCCGTACTCATCGGCCATTTGTTGAAATACCAGTATCAACCTGAACGCAGATCAAGCAGTTGGACACTGACCATAAAAGAACAACGAAAGCGCATACAGCTCAGACTTAAAAGAACGCCCAGCCTTAAGGCTTTCTTCATTGAAGAAGATCGCTTTGATGATGCTTACCTAGACGGAAGATTGCTTGCAGAAAAAGAAACCAACCTAGACAACTTTCCGCAAAACTGCCCGTGGTCTATCGATGATGTACTTTCTACCGACTGGCTGCCTGATGATTAAAAATTACGCAACTGCCCGCCTAACTCTGACATTGAGTAAGATCATGGGTTTAGAAAAAGCATTTGCCGCCTTTGCCAAGACATTTTCTTTTTTCATAGCCGCCATAAGGCCATCAAATGATGCATTAATAGCCTTACGCTCTTCACCCTCTGGGAAGGGATAGGTATCGCCAAATATAGGATCTTTATAATATTTGTTATCGGCAAATGCTGATAGATAGTCATTCTTTCTATCCATAGATTGAAGCTTATCTTCAACATAGGCTTGAAAAGCTCTAGCCGCCATTTCTGCCGACTGCGACCAAAACTTACCAGCAACGCCACCATCTAAAGACCTAGCTTCAGCAGCAAATGAAGACATAGGCGCACCGGCTTTTACAAAAGCACTTCCACCGGCCGCATTCTTATCATGATACGCAGCGGCAACTTTTATCCAATCATTCATGTTCTTGATGCTTCTTTTGCTAGTTGAGTCACCTAAATAACTCTCAACAGCCCTAACAGCGGCATGGACATCTGGCGCATCCTTAATCATTGCGGCTAATTTACCTGGTGATGGACGATCAATATTATGTATTGCTAGCCTATAGTCTTTATCTGTATAGGCAATTTTCTTGGTGGCATAATGATCGCCATGGCTTATGGCCTGCATAAGATTGCCCCAAGCATTGCGCAACTCACCCTGCGGCAACAAGTCTAAGTTTTCAGATACAAAGTCTTTAGCACTGCCATCAACTCCATTGACAGCGGCACTGGTCATATTATCCATAGCATGAAACCACTCATGCGCTAGAGATCCGCCTCCGCCCATCTTGGTTAGATTGATAATTCTCTGCACAGGCTCGTAATGAGCAGCTGCTGCACCACCAAAGCCAGCATTACCTTTGCCACGCGCACCAAATGCCATAGCAAGCCTGCCATTCATGGACACTTTTTCTTTGTCTGAGCCAAGGATATCAGCTAAATCACTAAAAGCCTCTGCCGATCTTTGCACATGAAATTTAGCTGAATTAATGTCTTTTAATACCCAATTACCCGACTGCACATCACGTAAATTAAACATGTCTTTAAGCGAGCTTGTTGAGTCACTACTAATATCCGCCCCACCGATTCGATCATAGCTATCAGCCACTTTAAGCTGGAATTTAACCTGTGCTTCAGTAGATCTAGGGGCTTTTGTAGCGCCGCTTGATTCTGCCCATGACCAATCATTTATTTTTCCAGTCTTTGCGCTAGTCACATGACCACCAAAAGCGCCAGAACCTTTGTATTGACGATAATTAAGAACCGCATGAAACTTAGGCCCAAGAGAAATCCACGCTCTTGTTACTGGATTTTCATAGAGGTTTTTAGCTTTAGCTGAGTTAAGAATAGTATTAGCCCTGCCTCTTGCTTGTCGCAAATTATGCTCAAGTTCATTGTCAAAATTCATATAGATGCCATCAATCTTGTTCCTTGGAACTGACTTAAGCTCTGGGTGTGCGCTTAAATAATCCATATAATCTTTTTTATATTGAGATTCAATACCTCTTAATTCAGCATAGCGCGCATCTAGCTCAGGACTAGGCTTCCACTTGCGTCTTTTTCTAGCTTCTTGCTCATAGCCAACCTTGTTGGCATTAATCTGAGCGCTATACCATCTCTGAAAAAAAACATCTTTTTCATCATTAGCCGCTATTAATATGCCACGAAGCCTGTTTACTTCATCATTGGCCTTTTGATATTCCTCTGACTCAGTAGCAGAAAGCATAGTGCCTTCATATTCGCCCCTAATCTCAGCAAGCACCTTAACGACTTCATCAGGTGTTTTGCATGCCTCCATGCGATCACGCAGAGTTTCTATACCCACTGCATAATCCTTACGCATAGGCGCATTATCTTCCGGTTCTTTAGCGACGCTAGCATAGACTCTATCAACTAAAAATCCGGCGCTAGGCTCCATACCCTCTACTTTTAAACTATCCCAATCTACTTTGCCGAACAAATTTGATTTAGTGATTAACTGATGCGCTTCCCGTGGATTTTTTTCTATCTCGTCCCAGTCAATGGCTGTTGATCTGACTAAAACCCCGCCTTTAGCCGCAGACCTAATCATTAACGCCGCATCTTCTTTACGACTGCCGCCTATATAGCCAGTATCACGGAATCGATAGTTAGGGCTATTGGGATTGTCTTCATCCGCTAATTTTTCAGCTTCAGGCTTACGAGCAACCTCTTTGATAGAAACAACCTTGGCTGGTTTTTTGGCTTCATCATTCCCACTATTAACCAAGTCAGACTCTTTAATCCAAATATGGTGGCCAACAGATGATTTTTTGCCTGGAGGATAAACAGTATATCTAACCTGTCCATCTTGAATATATGAGCTTAACACCATATATTTTTTACCAGATTCTTTGTCAATTACCTTATCACCTGCTTTGTATTTAAAATTTGTTTCTTTCAGAGCTTTAATGTCTGCATGGAATCTTGCGCTCTTATCCGCATTATCGCCTTCCCTATGCCAGCGCCCATCATGGAACACCAAGCCCTCGGCGTTGCGCTCGCCTTCTTTGGGACTGTCTTTTTCTGTTGCATTTTTTGGTAATTGGGGTATAGTTTTATTCGGGCCGTTGCTTTTGCCTGTGACCGCGCTAGGGGACTCTTTGAGTTGATTGGTCTGCGC